TAGCCATATCCGCAACCGAAGCCGCTTTAACGGTATCGCCATCAAGGCTTTGAATTAGGGATGCAGAAAAGGAAGTGACGGTTTCCATGTACTCGTTTGCCGACATACCCGCCGTTTTGAATGCGGTGCTTGCGTTTTTCATAACGGTTTGTTCCGCAATCATCATTTTGTTATATTCGGCTTGAACTTCGGAAACGGATTTGCCCATGGAATCCGCATATTCTCTGATGTTTTTACCGCCAGTGCCAAAAAGGGTTTCAACGCCGCCCACAAGCTGTTCGTATTGGGCGTAACCTTCAACGCCCATCTTTGTCAATGCGGTAACACCGGCAACGCCAGCGGACACAGCCGCCGCACCGACTTTCGCAACGGTAGCCAAGCCTTTACCGACACCGGATGCAAGTGAGGACATTCCGCCTTTTGCTTTGCCTATGCCGTCTTCGTATTCAGAGGAATCAAGCCTAATTTTTGCTACAAGGTCAAATACATCCAAGCTATGCGCCCTCCCTTCCGTTCAGTTTTGCAAGCATTCTTGATTTAATTTCATATTCAGATTCCGTCTGTTTTTCCGGGGTTACGGAATTATCAAGTTCATTTAGAATATCGCTCCAACTGGTTTCAACTTCGTTTCCGCTCAGCATGGATGCAATTCCCTTTGCTATGTTTGACATGTACACTTTGTAACTTGTCTGTTCCAGATAATCCCGGTATGCTTGCGTGACATGTTGGGAAATGTAGTCATCTCCCAACACGGCAAGCAAATCTAGACGGATAGAGGAAATCAAGCTTCCGTAGCGATAAGCCCCGATTTCCCCAACTGTAATAAAAAATCCAACACCCGCTTGTCGGAAATGAGCGAGAATGCCGCCATGACCATTTCGATGCCGTCCGGTTCGGGTTCGCCCTCATCACGGACACACATAGCCATGATGCATGCATAGGTTTCCTCCGGGTGTTTCTCCAGAAGGGTATCAAGCATGTCATTCAGATTCTGCTTGAGCTGCTTTCTCTGCATCTCATGCCGTTCCTCCGGGGTTTCCTTTCCGGTAAAAGTCGGATTCTTTTTCCAGATTTTCAGAACGTTCGTGACCGTCATCAGCTTTTCAACAGCATGACGGGTACGGTTGATAGCCCGTAAAAACTCAACGCCGTTCAGATTTGCAATGGTTCTCATCCTTACTCACCTTCCTGCACATAGAATTCCATGGGAACTACATCCTGTGCGGTAATGGAAACGTGACCCGTCAGAGTGCAAGAAAGCTGTCCCTTGCCCTTCTTGGTGGTCTTGAGGGTAAGACCCTCGGTGGAAAGTGCATTCATAAGACGGCAAGCAACGAAGCCACCGTCAGCACGTTCGCCAACCCACCAAATATCCTTTGCATCGGCTTCGGACATGTCGAAACGGGGAGCAATCTTATTGCCGGTCACATCAGCTGCGCCAAGAGCAAACTGCATTACTTCAAGGGACACATTCAGTGCGGTGAAACTGATGGAACAATTCCATCCGTCAACTTCCTTGAACTCCAACATGTTGTTGGGAACGTTGTCGATGTCCTCACCATAATCGGTGTAAGTGGGCTTGCAAGCAATTTCAATGCCGCCGGTGGTAGTGCAAACAATATCTTCGTCTTTTACTTCCGTTGCGCCGGTGGGGTCAAACTTATTCAGAATCAGACCCGCTTCAAGCTGAATTTCGTTGAATGAATTTTCGGATACTCTTACGAACTTACCCATTTTTATCCTCCTTAAAGAGTGAAATACTCAGCCGTAACATTGATGTAACGGCGTTTTATGCTGTTGTTCGTTTCATCGACCAACGATTGACACCACGGAACGCCCCATTTCAGCCAGATCGCGCCACTGTCACAGTTCAGCAGTACGCCGCCCATTCCGATTGCTTGCCGAATTTCTTCGGCTTTTGCATCCGGGACGGCTTCTGAATCCGTGTAGTAATACAGATTCAGAGTGATAGAAACGGGGTCTTCGTCAAAAGAAGAAATGGGCGTATCGTAGGTCAGAAAAGGAAAAATGACATCATCGGGAATCGAAGTATTTCGATAACCTTTGATGCCAAACGAATTAAAAAACTGTTCTAATGCCGCTTCTTTTGTCATGTGGTCAACCTCCATGCTTCCGCTGTGGATTGTGCAATATCCAGAGCCGTGCAAACAGGGGTTTTAACGTCCGCATTGTCAGAAGTAATGCGGAACGTCTTACCATCGGACAGCCGTTTGATAACAGCATGATATTTCAGCTGCACAGAACGGGAAACGGTAACGGTGTACATTTCCACAGTTCCGGCGGCTTCTGCAATCCGGGCTTCCGTGGATGCATCCCGGACAATTGCCGCCCTCAACGGTTTACCTTCTTCCCATGTGGTTTTATAGCCACCAGAGCCGTCCGGGGTTTGCTTTTTCTCCATGAACACACATTGTTCCATCATGCAATCAATAAGGCTCATAGCGACCCTCCCACGGCTTTACGGGCTTCACAGGGGCGGTTTCTCTCAGCTTCCGATATGGATTCAACTGAGAACGGAACACCGTTTCCCACGTTGCCACAGCCCCGGTTTTGGTGTCCGTTGCTCTGGTGTAGCTATAACCGCCGAAAGATTCAGAGGAATACGGGCTTGCAACTGCATCCCCGTTCTTTGTCTGCCATTCCTCAATCTTTGCGGACAGTTCCACAACGGCTTTCGGGATAGCCAACGCCCAGACTGTACCCGTAAAGGTTTCGTCCACAAGTGCATCAACATTTTCGCCGTATTGGTGAAGACCGTCATTGAAGACACTGCCACAAATGCGGTAATATTGCCCGTTCTGCAAGAAAGGCAAAGTCAAAGAGCCTTTTTTAATGGTGTAAATCCCCTCATGCACACCACAGGGAACAACGAACCAATTTTTTAGGTGAATCAGTACAGTTTCAAGCACTGTAACACCCCCTTACTGCTTTTTGCTTCTGGTTTTCTTCTTCTGTTCTGCCGGGACAACAGGAGGAGCATTGCGCTCCTCCTTGATTTCCCAACCCGCCGCCTTGAATCGGTCAACGAGATCGTCCCGGACATTATGAACGCATCCGTTCGGATGCTCCATAATCACCATGATTAGGAACGGCTGTCGGCAACAACCGCAATCAGCTTGTCATCCAGAAGCTTCACGCCGCACAGCATGTCGATGGAAATGGTGTCGGTCTTCTTTGCCATGTCATAGCCGTACACAACACGCAGACCGAAGCCATCATAGTTGACAATTGCAGCTTTTGCCGCACCGTTAGGCAGTGCCAGAGGACGGGTAACCAGAGCCATAGCGTTCTTGTGGAACGCAATGGAAGGAACATAATTGCCGGTCTTGGCAATGTTCTGGTCAACGTAGCAGTCCATGCCGAACTTGCGACCCAGAGAAGCTTCACGCAGAGCGGTACCGGCATCGCCGACCTTTTCAGCAGAAACGAACAGTTCACTGGACAGAAGGTCAGCTTCGGCGGTAGCACCGACAACGAAACGGCGGTCAGCCAGAGGAGCGGCGTTCTGAGTAAGGAACTTACGGGCGGCGATCATGTCAGCGGGAGCAATAGCACCGGAAGAATGTGCATGACGGGAAGTTGCTTCGGCTTCCAGAGCAATCAGATACTTGTCAACCTTGTCAGCGAAAGCCTGCATGGCGGGAACGAGCAGCTGTGCAGAGAAATCAGCAATGTCCATGGTCATCTGCTTGGAAGTGACAGCAAAGGAAACATCCAGATGCTTGTCCATGACAACGGAAACGCCGGTTTCGGTTGCATCCTGTACGGAAATAGTGCCGGTAAACTCGTTGGCTACAAAGGTAGCGGGCTTGCGAACGGTAATGGTGTCACCCTTTGCGCCGACAAACTCGTCAGAATAATCACGGTGAACTAGATTTGCCATAACGGCGTTGTTTCTCAGCACCATCAGTGCTTCACGGGCGATGATATCGGGGGTCAGAATAATGTTAGCCATAGTAAAAATCTCCTTTTATTTTTGAATTACTTTTTGTTTCGGTAAGCAATGTACTGTTCCATGGTCATCTTGGAAGGGTCTTCGCCACCGTTCGGATTATTTGCCGGGGGTGTGTTGGTATTTGCGCCGTTGGTATTGCTAGTTTCGATGAAGTCAGCCCATTCGGTTTTCACGAATTCGGCAAGCTTGTTATCCGCATCCTTTACCTTGTCACCCTCTAATTCCACCGTATTAAGGTCAGTAACCTTGATGATGGAAGGAATGCGCTTTTCGCTTACTCCCACGGATTTCAGAAACTCGGTATAGGCTTTTTCCTTTGCCTGTCTGGTTTCCTTTGCCGTCTGAGCCTGTTTGAAGTCCTCAAAGGCTTGATGTTCCTTTTCGTACTTCTCCTTGTAACCGCCATCCCCGGCGGTTTTCAGATCGTTCAGTTCCTTCTGAACATCGGCTAATTTTTCTGCATCAGCCTTGTACTTGTTGATATCCTTTTTCAGTCCATCAACAGTTTCAACGTGGGCTTCAATAATGGTGCTGACCTTTTCTTCGTCCAGTCCCATGCCCTTCAAAAGTGTGCGGGTAAGTGCCATTGTTCTATCGTTCCTTTCCTTTGTCCCCGGTTCTTCGGGGCGATAGTGATATAAAAACGGGATTCCTTTCCCGGTTTTACTGATTTACTTTGATAATTCGTCTTTGAAGATGTTTTGGTATGTGCCTACATGGTTTGCAATAGCCGGTTTCAAATACGGGCGTGGCTTCATGGGTTTGCCGATATGCCATTCGCCATCATCGCCCATGTACACCCAATGGCTTTTTGGAGTGCCGCCGCCCGTCTTTGAATAACTGCCCGTTCCAAATTCCACATAAGCGGCATATTCCAAGTCAGTGCCAATGAATGCGGCGGGTACTGTATCGAGAACTATGTGAACAATGCTGTTCCGCAATCCTCCCGTGTTAACGGGGACAAGGTCTTTTGCATATCCTTCCGCTTGCTGTCCGCATCGCTCCAAAGCCCTCAAACACGCCGCATCAAATGCTTCCAAAACTTCTTCTGAATAGTCATTAAACGTTTCAGCCACGGGCGTTCACCTCCCAAAATGGGCATATAAAAAGCACCTTGTGACCGACATTTATGTCAGTCGCAAAGTGCTTGTTATCTATTGATTTTATCTATCGCTGAAAAAGTCAGCCCAATACGGGTTTTCCCGGTCAAAGATAGCCTTTTGTTCCGGGGTCAGCTTGTGCGGATAGTCCGCAAACATATTGAAGAACGTTTTCTTGTCGAAGGTGAAAACAAATTCGCCTTTGCTTTCATCTCCGTTATCCACCCACCAAATCACATCGGCGGGATCATTCTTGAACAATTTATTTGATTGTACCATCCTTACCCTTCCTTTGTGCATTTTCTTCGGTGTTTAGGAATCCTAACAACGTTCTAAAATCATCGTTTGCGGTGAAATCGCTGTCATCTATATCCAACATGAAATCATAATCAACAGCTGCGCTTGATGTTGTTGTGCAACCAAAGCGATATTTCAGTGTATATTTGGGATTGCCGTCAAAGTTCGTCCATCCAGAACGATTCTTTGATTGCAGTTCCAGATATTGCAATGCACCATCATCCTTTTTACGGACAATGGCGGCATGTCTGCCAACTGCCAAATAGTATTCTTTGCCGGGTTCGACCATCTTCAACAGCCTGTTACCGACTGTCATTGACGATGCGCCCTGTGCCTTTAATGTTTTCATGCCGTCCATTTGCGACATTGTGTGCAAGAAATAAGAACTAGCGAATCTGCTTCGGCTTTCGCCATCACGGAAATCAAGGACGTTCCATCCCTGTTTCTGTCCGATGTAAGCCAAGCCAACAGAAGCACAGGAACCCCGTGTTTTGTCACCGCCAGACAGTGCATTGATTATCTCATCATCTGTCATCTTGCGTTTGTGATTCTCCACGGGCTTGTAATCAACACCATAAGCATTCAAGCCAGACAAAAGCCGATTGAAATTAGGATCGTTGGACTTCTTCGGTGTTTTAATGACGGATTTACCCGTATTCATTGTACCACCGTTCCCGGAATTTACAAGGGAATTTTTCCAATTTTTCCAATCGGAATAATTCATTTCGTTGACCACAACATTTTTGTCTAGTCCTTGACGCTTCTTCGTGGCATCCTTCAACTCGTTTTGGGCGGCAATCCTATCTTTTCGAAGCTGTTTCCGCTTTTCGGGGTCAGTTTCTGCCTGTTCCCGCTCTTTAAGCTTTTCCAACTTCTTTTCTAGCTTTGTTTCTTCTGCTTTTGCTTCCGCCCACAAGGGATTTGCAACACGCATTTCACGAGGTTCCGCTTCAATG